GCGTCGGACAGGTGTGATGTTATGAGACGTTTTAGCCGAGATGGCTTCACGTCCACACCACAGAAAAAGTCTACTCCGCAACTTTCGCGGAATTGACCCGAGTAAAAACTCTTACTATGGTTGACCTTGAGATGAAAAGACTCAAGGCCAGACATCACATCAGCAGCAAAGTGTGTGGGCACGACCAGGTCGTCCCCATACACTCTGACTGACCCATGACAATCCAGAACAACGTTCTGGTTCGCGTGAGGCAGTCCTTGTGCGAGAGCAATCGAGTGGACGACTATGGCTAGGAATACCATAGCTTCCACTGGAAAGCAAGTTGCGCTACCCATAGACGCGAACTTTGATAGTCGGATCAACCTACCATCAAGGTTCGCCGTTCTACTACGACTCGCATCTAACGCTTCCTTAACAGAAGGGTAGTTACGAGTAAGGTAGAACACCAGAGAAGCCCTGACACGGTCGCTCGCCTCGGAAAGGTCCAAGGTAGCTAGGTGTCCGGTCAACGAACCAATAGCCGCCATTTTTTGGTTAGGTTCTTGGTCCGTGAAACCGATGAGTGGTGATACAAGATCATCATTCTCAAGGGATGACACGAGCTCTTGCATGAGAGCTTGCTGCGCATATTGCATGGCAGTAGGCTCGACGGCAATAACGCGAGGTGTTTTCTGGGTCTTCGGAACGAACTTCACATTTACAGGAAGTTCCTTCGAGGGTGAAAGCCACACAGGAGTGTTGTCGGCGAAATGCCGCCAACTAGGAAGAACGTACTCTCCGTACGGAAAGACATTCTCCAGACGGTCAGTCCAAGAGGTCTGGCACCATTTCTGATTGCCAAACTTCTTGTCAGCCGTCGCTCCAGGGCCGTGCTTAGGAGATAATTCGAAATTATCTATCCTATTCGCGATTCTCGAGAGAATCCGAGAAAAGAGCACGTCGAAGGTGACAGAGAGGCTCTTCCATCCTTCTGGGATGGAGGGAGGCTCAGTGGCCTTCAATTCTCGCTCGCACAAAGCATAAGCATCTTTCGCTTTTTCCACACGCCGGGGCGTGCAGTCGATCTCAACCTTTTTGTAAAGAAGGGTGAGCTGTCGAACCGCACGAACGGCGTAAGCGTCAGGCTGCTTAAGCATGCGTCCATCGGACGCGAACACGAGCCGCAAGAAACCTTGCAAGAAAGCAGGGAACTTGCCGTTCTTCCTAAATCCTAGGAAGAGCGAAGGGTCCAGGAACTCCTGATCAAGACATCTTTCGAAGTCAGAACAGAAGTTCGGGAGGGTTATCGTTAAGAACGATAAGCCTTCGTGTTCATAACGCCGGAGAAGGGTACTCTTATCCTTCTCGACGTTTATGCTGCACTCTAGGCCGAGATCATCGGCCAATGCAAACCAGAGAACCGTCGGGCAATTTTTCATTGCTCCTCCTTTAATTAGGGGGTGACAATCCTCTAGTTCGCAGACTCTCAAC